CACAAACCACACGCCTTATCGGAAACCCTAAAAAATCGCGCGCTCGCGACCTAAAGGTCGCTCGCGGTAGACCCTCGCGGCTTCTTTATTAAGTATCTATCCGATTTATTAATTGACTAGGTACAGAAAGACCGGTGTCTTTCCCACAGACAAAGACAAAAGATAACGGACTAAAGACTCTTATTGGATAAGTTTCGTGGTCGCTAGGGCGACCCCAGTGCTTATAAACCCCAGGGGCATAGGTATACACTATCGCGAGAAAATATTTTTCCAGTATTACGAGATGCCCCGATATGTCCGTATTTGTACACATTTACTAGGTGACTTCCGTCACATTTAGCACTTTAGTGCGTTCGCTTTTGCGTTTTGAACGGGTTAGTATATATAGACGAACGACTACTACTGAGTGAGTCTATCTTACTGTGAGTGGGTGGCTAAGACATACGAACGGTAGTGAGGATGGCTTGAGGCCATCCCACGAACCACGAGGGGGTAGCGAGATACGCTAAAGCGTATCGAGCGATAAGGGGGATATAACCCCAAGAGTTTTATAGGGGATATATAGAGGGAGTTATTATGGCTGCCAAGGGTGGCAAGGAACATCACAATGTGGTGGCACTACGCGAGGCAAAGGCCAAAGTACTAGAATTTGTCAAGCAAGGTCTTGATTTACAGGACGCAATTGCAAGGGCTGACCGCAAGCCAGATGTCATGAAGGACTGGCGCAAGGACGAGCAGTTCATGAAGGCCCTTGACAAGGCCCGTACTGAGGGTGAGAAAACCCTGAGTATTGTCACTGGCGATGCCAAGTACAAGATAGGTTTTGAGGAGTTCTCAAAGGAGTTCCTAGATAGCCCTATCTTCCCCCATCACCGCTCCTGGATTGATATCCTTGAGGCACGTGAGCCAAGTTACATGCATAGCAGTATGGTCTATGAGCCAGCCAGCCCGAAACGTTTGCTTCTAAACGTACCCCCTGAGCATGCAAAGTCTACCGTTATCACGGTCAACTACTGTGTCTATCGTATTGCCATGGACCCCAACATCAAGATTACTATCGTATCCAAGACTCAGGAGCGTGCCAAGGAGTATCTGTACTCTATCAAGCAGCGTCTGTCTCATGAACGCTGGGCCAAGATGCAATCTGTCTATGGCTCATCTGGCGGATGGAAAGAAGATGCGGATACTTGGAAGGCTGATAGGATTTACCTTTCTCGCGATTCTACCGAGAAGGACCCGACAGTGCAAGCACTCGGAGTTGGTGGCCAGATTACTGGCGCCCGTTCCAACCTCATCATCTTGGATGACGTTGTTACGACTTCAAACGCGCATGAGTGGGAGAAACAACTCCTCTGGCTCCAGCGAGATGTAGTAACTCGACTTGGTGATAACGGCAAACTGCTTATCGTAGGTACCCGTATTGCCTCAAATGATTTATATCGCGAGATTCGTAACCCTGACCATTGGACTGGTGGGAAAACCCCGTTCACCTATATGTCAATGCCAGCGGTGCTAGAGTTTGATGATAACCCTGAGAAGTGGGTTACACTCTGGCCGAACTCTAACATACCTTGGGAGGGGTCAGATGAAGATATCGTTCCAGATGAGAACGGCCTTTATCCTAAATGGAACGGGCCAGCACTGTTTCGTAGACGTTCAGAAGTCTCTCCTTCTGCTTGGGCACTTGTTTATCAACAGCAAGACGTCCAGGAAGACTCAATCTTTCCCCCTGCGTGTGTCCAAAATGCAATCAACAGGATGCGCAAACGCGGACCTTTAAAGCCAGGTAATCCAGGACACCCTGAACAACAAGGGCACTGGTATACCATTATTGGTCTTGACCCTGCTATGACTGGTAATACAGCAGCAGTTGCTATGACTGTAGACCGCCAGACACGCAAGCGTTACATCTTAGATGTTGAAAACATGCAAGACCCAACTCCTCAGAAGATTCAGAGGCTGATTGAGAACTGGGTTGCCAAGTATAGACCGCATGAGATTAGAATTGAAATCAATGCCCACCAGAAGGCATATGCTTTAGATGATGACTTACGTCAGTTCTTAGCATCCAATGGTGTGAAGTTCTCTAGTCAGTTTACTGGCAAGAACAAATGGGACACTTCTTTCGGTGTTGCTGCCATGTCTGGACTGTTTGGCACTATGCGTGGTCAGCAATACAACAATGATAACCTAATTGAGATGCCGTCTCAAGAAGGTTCAGAAGGTATTAAGGCTCTTATCCAACAGTTGATTACATGGAAGCCTGATACCAAGGGTAAGACGGACTGTGTAATGGCTTTGTGGTTCTGTGAACTGCGAGCAAAAGAAGTAATCGGTAGTTCAAAAATCAATCAAAGTCACATCCCAAATAAATGGGCAACTAAACGTCAGCAAGATACTCGTTACGTTATGAACGTTAACGATTATGAATTTGGCGAATACGAATAGGATAACAATGGCAGACATTAAACTTATCGCGCGTCGCGTGGAGGCTATGAAGCATCGCGCTGTAGACCGCGATAACAACATGGCTAACATTCTTCTTGTGCGCAAGGGCAGAATGGTAGACATCTTCCCTGATATGTTCCCTGAGGGAATGCCTCATGCTATGGTTGCCAACTTTGTTGACGTTGCAGCACATGACTTGGCTGAGGTTTTAGCACCACTGCCATCAATTAACTGCTCAACTACAAACGTAACATCTGACCGTGCTCGTCAGTTTGCTGATAAGCGTGGCATGATTGCTAACAATTATGTTTATAGTTCACGCCTACAGACTCAGATGTACCCAGGTTCAGACCAGTACTTCTCCTATGGTTTCTTACCTATTCACGTTGAGGCAGACTGGGACAGTAAACTACCTCGTATCCGCGTAGAAGACCCAACTGGCGTCTACTATGAGCGTGACCGTTTTGGGCGTCTTGTTGCATATGCTAAGCGTTACAATAAGACTATTGGTGAACTAACAAATGAGTTCCCAGAGAATGCTAATGCAATCCTTGGTCAGTTTGGTTATGACCAGAATCTTAATCAAGAAGTTGAAATTATCCGCTACATGGATAAGAACAGCATTGTTCTTTATATTCCTTCACGTAAGGATTTAGTTTTATCATCTGCCAAGAACCCAATGGGCAAGATGACAGTCTTGGTTGCAGAACGTCCTTCTATTGATGGACAACCACGTGGACAGTTTGACGATGTTCTATTCGTACAACTTGCACGTGCTCGTTTTGCAAACCTTGCTATGGAAGCAGCAGAAAAATCTATTCAGGCTCCAATGGTTGTACCTGATGACGTTATTGACCTTCCTATGGGACCTGATGCGATTATTCGCACAAATCAACCACAAGGTGTCGGGCGTGTCCGTTTGGATATTCCCGCGGCTACTTTCCAGGAGCAAGCAGCACTCCAATCAGAACTAAGAATTGGTGCTCGATATCCTGAGGGTAGAACTGGAAACATTGACGCAAGTATTATTACTGGTCAAGGTGTCCAAGCATTACTTGGTGCTTTCGACTCTCAGATTAAGGCTGGTCAAACAGTCCTTGCTGAGGTGTTGGAAGATGTTATCAAGTTATGTTTTGAAATGGATGAAGTCCTATTCAATCAAGAAAAGAGTGTCAGAGGTGTCGCACAGGGTACACCGTACGAGTTAAAGTACATGCCAAGCAAGGACATCAAGGGCGATTCTTCTGTTGAAGTACGCTACGGCTTGATGGCAGGACTTGACCCATCTCGCGCTCTGATTTTCTCTCTTCAAGCATTGGGTGCAGATTTAGTATCTAAGGATTTCATTCGTCGTGAGTTACCATGGAGCGTAAATGTTTCTATGGAAGAACAGCGTATTGAGATTGAAAAAATGCGTGAGAACCTTACTGCAGCAATTACTGCAAGTGCGCAGGCTATTCCAGCAATGGTTGGCCAAGGACAAGACCCATCTAAGTTAATTCAGAATATTGCCGACGTTATTGAACGTCGTCGCAAAGGGGACAGTATCGAGGCTGCTGCGTTGGCAGTGTTTAAGGTGGAAACACCTCAACAACCAACTCAGCCAGAGATGGCTCCACCAGGCACACAAGGCCCAGTTGAGAATGCGCCCCCGTCCCCAGCAACTCCTGGACAACCTTCTGGTGGAGCCCCTCAACAACCACAAGCACCAATGGACTTAGCAACAATGTTAGCAGGACTCGGAGGATAAAATGGCTACAAGAAAGAAGAAGGTAGTTGATGAGGACTACTCGAAACTAGACCAGTATGCCATTGAACTACACGAGTTTTATAAGTCTTTGCGTAAAGCGGGATTTACAGTTGATAATGCATTATGGATTTTATCTGCAAAAGAGATGCGTCCTGAATGGATGGTTTCAGCACCAACAATAGATGATGTTAGAAAATACATGGATGAGGATGAGGACTAATGGCCGAAGTAGTTTCTGGAGTTGGTGCAGGTTCAAAGCGCACTGATAACAATGTCTCAGCACGTGTATCTAAAATTCAACGCGAAGCAAAGATGCAAAATGCTGCTGGTGGTTTCTATGGTGAGCGTGCTAACTTAACAAGTCTTGCTGGTGGCGCACCTACAAATGCACCTACTGCTGGATTGGTATCTCCTCAGGCACAAGGTCAGTCTTTTAGCCCATCTCAACTTCCAGATTCAAGTGTTTTTGCTCCAGGTAGTCAAGGAGTACCACTATCACAAGGTGCACCTGGTGGTCCTGGTGCTGGTGCTGAAGTACTTCAGACTCCTGTAGATGCAATTGACCAGACTTCTGTACTTCTACGTGCTATGTATATGGCTAACCCTACCCCACAACTACGTCGAATGGTCGAAGCATTTAACGAAGAAGGTAGATAGTGGCTAATCCAAACGCACCTACTACTATTTGGTCGCAGCAAAGCATTAATGATGCTAAAAAACGCTCGATTAATGCAGCGATGGCTAACTTGTCGCCTCAAAACTATACAAATTTTTATTCTATTACTGCGAAGTACCCAAATATCAGCAAAGACCTAGTAATGTCTATGGTCAATCAGGGTTTGACAGCAAGCACTCCTGGTATTGGTAAGATTGCATCTTTAGATGGTATCTCACAACTTAAACAAGACTTAATGAATGTAGATAAAATTAAATCTACAGTTAAAAAGGACCGTGGTCTTGTTGGTTCTGTTATGGATACATTTGCAAATAAGATTTATGACCCATTTAAGGGTGTATCTCGTGCAGGATTTGCTCTGTTACGTATGCCTTATGACTTTGGCACTACACTTACACGTGATATTGCCGCAGAAAAAGACCCAAGTTTATTTTTAAAAGACCTTGCAACACTAGGTGGAAGTAATACTCAGTTTGGTTCTTTAATTAAAGATGTTCTTGGCGGAAAGCCTGGCGTAGATACAGGTGCAGGATTCTTTATTGCTCCTGAATCACGTGTTGGCAAAGACCAAGCAAAGGCAATGTCTGCTTACGGCAAGATTGCTGGCGAATCATTTACTATTGGTCGTTGGTCTGCTAAGTCTTTAGGTGCTAGCCCTAATACAACCGCCTATCGTGTAATGTCAGGTATCGTTGATGCCACGCTTAACCTTGCTGCAGACCCTTCAACATGGCTTGGACCAGGTGCTGTCTCTAAGATTGTTGGTGGAGGTAAAAAACTTTCCGAGATGAAGGCTCTTACTAAGGGACTTACACAAGATGGAAAACTTGCTGCGAATGCAGAGATTACAAAAGAACTTAAAGGCTTTGCAGATGGACAAGCAAGTATTAATCAAGGCCTTAAGACTCGTACATCTAATAGATTTCTTAAAGAACAACAGGAATTGCAACGTCTTGAAACAGTTAAGACTAAAGCAATTGCTAGAGTTGCTGATACAATTCTTAATACCGAAAGAAATGTATTCAAGAATGCTGATACAGATACATTTGCTAATGAGGTTTTATCTACGGAAAACATTTCACGATGGATTCTTGGCAATGAAAAGATACAAACTGGCGAACTTGTAAAGGCTGTTGACCGTCTTTCTGCTGATGCTAAGAACACTGGTGGTTTCTTTGATGGGTATATCATCATGGATGAAATTCCATTACCAGGAAAAATCTCTGTTGGCGCACACGATTTAGATGAATACATCGTTACTGCTCTTGATAATGGTAAGAAACCAGTTCTTCTTGACCTTGCAGATGACTTTGCTGGCGCTTCTGGCCCAGTAAAGCAAGCAGAGTCAGCAAGACGCACTATGCTCATGCAGCAATTTGATGATTTATCTAATGACTTCACGCAGACTCCAGAGGTTCGTCAAGCATTTGACACTCTATGGCAGGCTATGAAGGCAGATAGTCAGGAACTTGGCGGTCCTGTAGGTTCTCTTTTGTTCTCAGAGAATGCAGAGACACTAGGTTCACTTATTGCTAAGACAGTTGCGCTTAAGAATCCAGAAGTTACTCAAAAAGTATCTGATGCAATCCAGCAAATCTGGCAAGTAGATGGATTCTCAAATATTCGTTCTATCTATGGTGAAACTGGTGGAATTGTAATCACCAATACTATGGATTTCCTTGCTGCCAATAAGGCTGAAATTGGTAATGCACTAGCAGAGTTTGCTGACCCAACTAACCTTGGACCTAATATTGCCAAGTTTATGGAGTCAATTAAGGGTACAGAAGATGCCATTGCTAAGACTAATCAGAAGTTAGAGAAGGCTGCAAAGGCTCAAGCAGAAGCAGACCAGCGTGCAAAAGATATCGATTTACTTCGTGAACTTGCAGACAATGACCCAGAACTTCTTAAGAATATTGTTAATGACCCAGACTATCAGGGTCTAGGTAAGATACTAGACCTGCCAACAGGTCAAGGTGATTCTCTTGCAGAGTATGTACGTGCACAGGTAGGTCTTACAGAGAACTACGGTGGCGAACTAGGAACAGACTTTAAGAAGGTTCTACAGTACATGCTAGGCCGTCGTTTTGCTGAGATTGCAGAAGTAGTTGCAGCAGAAACAGACCCAGCACGTGTGCGTAACTTCTTTGGTAAGCGTTTAGACGCTGATATGGTTGTTGCTCTAACAGATGCTAATACATCAGATGATGTATATCGTATATTCCTAGAGCATATGGGACAGGAAACAACTGACCCACGTATCTTTAAGTCATTCTCACTTCGTGCCGAGGTAGGTAATTTAGTAGGAAATCCAGTTGCTAAGTTAGTTGACCCAGTAAGTCTCATTCCAGTTAAGTGGGCTGAAACAATTGAACGTAGTTATAGCCGTTATTATGTACGTAGCGCAGTCTACAATCTAGGTGATTTAACAGGGCTTACTAATGGTGTAGAAGACTGGTTTAGTTCTGCTCAGATTAAAACTGCTTTAGGTGGTCGTGGCCAAGAAGAACTTATCAATGGCACTATCCGTAAGTTGTTTGCATCTACTGGTAACCAGGAACGCGCAAAGATTATTGAAGATGCAATGTCTGAGGTTGTTGATGTTGCTACCACTCGACTAGGTTTAGATGCTGCAAGTCGTGATGAACTTGCTAAAATTATCAAGATTAGCGGTTCTAAAGAGGCTAAAGACCTAACTGCTTATAGCGTTAATAAACTTGGCTATGATGAGGTCCCAACAGTTATTCTTGCTGGTGACCAAACAGTAGCCTTGGGTGGCGGCATTCATGAGTTCCAGTTACTACAGGATGTAGTACGCCTACCAGATAGCCGTGAAGTAGTTAAGGCTCTTAACAACTATACACTCAATAAGGCTTATGGCACAGCAAAGGCTGGAAAAGTTCTTGTTGAAGAACTTGGTGATGTATGGCGTACAGCACAGTTAGTATTCCGTATGTCTTACATTCTTCGCAATATTGCAGAAATGCAGTTCCGCCAAATGTTCTCAGGACATAACAGTATATTTAGCCATCCAATGCAATTCATTGCTATGGTTATGGCAAATGCAGATAAAAAGAATGGTTTAGTAACACGAGTTGCACGTTACGGTACCGACCTAGAAGGCAACGCATTTAAGAATGCAGATGCCGAAGGTGAGTTACTGGATGCTGTACGTGAGGCACAGAAGCAATTCCACCGTGGTGCATCTGTATCTGACTACAACTCTAACCGTCGTTCTGAAATCTGGAAACATTACGTGACTGTAGATGCACAGCACGAGGACTTTTTTACTGGACTTGCATATACACTAAACCGATTTGCAAGCGATAAGTTTGATGCTGATATCGCTAAACTAATGATTAACGGTGACGATGCTGCTAAGTACAAGTATGTACAGGACTTAATTAATAATTTTGATAGCAAAGATAGCGTTATCAAAGATTACATTCTGGGTGTATTTAATAAGAATGAGGGAATCCGTTCTATCTTCTTGAAGGATTTAGGACTAGAAAACCCTAATGTTAAGGAAAATCTTAACCCTGATAATATCTTTACTTTCTTTTTTGATGATGCACAACCACATACACTTGCTGGACAGATTCGTTCTGTAGTAGGTACTGGTCCTAAGTCTCATCTAATTATGGATATGATTGCTACAGGTTCTGCGAAGTTTAATGATGCAGCAGGAAATGCTGTGGAGATTATGGTTCCTTGGAGTCAAGGTATCAAGTCTACAGAAGAACTCAAGATATTTGAGAAGGTCTTCAAGGATAAACTTAATAAGCACTTTACATCAGAGGACTTGGCAAACTCACGTGTTCTTGTAGAGCGCGAAAAGGCTATGATGCTTGGAAATACAAAGGAAATCAGCAAGTTAGTTGATAAGTTCTTTGAGTTCTCAACACGTCTTGAAAGCAGCCTTAACTTTGGACCTGAGTACCAGATGTCATATTGGGACTTTGTAGGTCGTTATGCTAACATGTTAAGCACAGAAGACCTTAAGTACGCAAGCAATATTGCTATTAAGAACCTTGCACCAGTACGAATTGGTGGAAAGACTCTAGCCCGTAAGCATCCAACACTTCGTGTTATGGAAAAGGAACTCAAGAAGCGTCTTGACAACCCTAACTATGAGCATGTAGGCAATAGCAAGTGGCAGACCATTCATCAGATGGCTGCACGTGAGGCTTCTGTCTATGTAAAGGATTTATTCTACGATGCTGCAAAGCAGCGTCAGTGGGCTAATGCATGGCGTTTGGTATTCCCATTCGCACAAGCACAGGCAAACACCATTTATAAATGGGGACAACTCTTTAACGAGAACAAGGTACCTGCATATAGATTCGCTAAGTCATACAACGCACTACAGCAACGTGACTCAAATGTTATCTATGATGTCACTGGTATGACATACGATGATAATCAGGGTTTCTTCTACAAAGAACCAGGCTCAGATAAGCAACAGTTTAAGATTCCTCTAGTAGGAAATGTTCTTGGTGCTATGGCTGCAAAGAATATCAATATGAGTGATGCTCTGCAGATTACTGCGCCAGTACAGTCTCTTAACCTTGCATTTGGTCAAGCCAATCCAATTCTTCCTGGAGTTGGTCCCGTTGGTCAATTTGTATTTACAGCAAGTGGTAAGACAGCAGCATTTGGACCTACATATCAAGTACTTCGTGACATAATTACTCCATTTGGCGAGCCAAAGAATATCAGCGATATCGTTGTACCTTCATGGCTTAAGAAAGCGGTTCTATACCGTTTAGGAGACCAGGCAACAGTACAACGTGGTGTAAAGGATTGGGCTTCATATCTAGCCTCTACAGGCGATTATGGAGACAACCCATTAGCAGATGATGCTACCCGTACACGTTTATTCCATGATGCTGAATCACTTTCTCGTGAGGTTGGAATGCTCAACGCACTATTCCAGAGTATTTCTCCTGCAACTCCATCTACTGAGATTCTTGCAAAGATTAAGAATCCTAATAACAAGATGAACTTTATGACTATGACAATGCTTTATGAGCACTGGGATAAGATTTCACAAGACAATCCTGGTGATTATGGCAAGTCGGTTGCACAGTTTGCAGAGGCTTACGGTGCTCGAAATATATTAGTAGCACTTGGTGGAACAACAAGCAATGTTCGTGGTACTGATGATGCTTGGACATTCTTAAATAATAATCCCCAAGCAGCAGATAAGTTTGCTCGCTCTCCTGGAGATGTAGTCCCACTGTTCTTCCCTGGCGGAGAGTACTCAGTTAAGTATTATAACTGGCAGAAGTCTTCTGGTGCACGTCGTCCATTGTCGTCAACTGAACTAGCAACTGAGGCAGAAGGCATGATTTATCAAATGCTCAAGTCTAAGATTGCAGAAGACCAGATTGCTGGAATGTTCCCTAACTACTGGTATACCCAGAAGATTGCTGAACTAGATGCTAGATTTGGTGCTAAGCCACCAGAGACTATCACTACTGGAACAGCACAGGAAAAGATTGCACGTGTTGGTCTAGCACTTAACGACCCAGCATTTACTACATCTCCTATCTATACAGAGATATCTACATTCTATCCTAAGTTCATAGAGTTCCAAAAGGAACTTAATCGAGTTAAGGTATCTAACTATGCTGAACTATCAGCAAAGGGTGGTTATGCAACTATCATGCGTAATGAACTCGTAACACTAGCAGAAACACTAATGACACAGAACCCAGCGTTTAGCCGTATGTACTACGGCGTATTTGCTGGACAATTGGAAGGTTAAGATGGCTGATAAAAAAGTAGTATACAAGTCAGCAGATGCTGCTCGCGCTGCATCAATTGCTAAGAGCCAGACTGCTTTTCAAACCATGTCTCAGATGCAAGGTGGTGGAGTATTAGGTGTTAATCAGTATACAGACCCAAATAATTCAACAACTCAACTATATCTAGCATTTTTAGATTCAAGTGGCTCTGCAAAGAATCTTGCCTTCCAGAATATCTATCGTGGTTTAATCTCTCAACCTTCACCTACTGGTAAGGGTTCATTATGGGACTACACCAAGGTATTAATGGGTTCTAAGAACAAGAGTATACTTCCTGATGCATCAGATATTAGCAAGATAACAAATGCTATTCAAGGTGCCGTATCCTCTAATGCTCCAGATTTAGTTGCTTATTTACAAAATATGAAGGCAGTTGGTGGCGACGGAAAAGTCGCAGCAAAACCAACTACCTCCTACAATAAGCAGATATCTACAGCATTACAACTCAAAGACTATAATGATGCTAAGCAGATGGCAAGTGATGCCTACTTTGCTGCTTATGGTTATGCAATGGGTGATGAACTTGTTGCTAAGTTCAAAGACGCATTTAACTCTGAGGCTAAGAAACAATTGCCTACAAGTACTACTACTCAAGTAACAACACCTACGCCAATCTATGATATGAAGAAGCCAATTATTGACCCTAAGACTAAAAAACAAAAGGTTGATAAAAACGGCAAGCCTATGTTTGCTCAGAAAATAGACGTTAACGGAAAACCTGTTTATGAGTATGTTACTAAGTCAACTGCTGTAGCCACTGGTGAAGGATTTACCGAGGATGAACAGAAGCAATTCCTTGCTAGTTATCTTAGTACAAATGCTCCCGATTTAAAGGGAGACCCAGCAAAACTTGGTGGTCTTGCTAAGTCAATATATGACCAAATTATTTCTTTGCATAAAAACAATTTCTTAGATACTCCAGACTTGCCATCTTTGATGCCATTACTAAAATCTGTTATTGGAACTGCAGACCAAGCAGTTGCTACTGAAACACTCCGTAAGTATCAAGCAGACCAACGTGCAAAGGCTGCTGTTAAGTACATGGGAATTGCAGATTACCTTAATGCTGGCAAGGATGCATCAGAGTTTATTAATCCGCTTAGAGATAGAGTCAGCCAGTTCTTAGAGGCTGATGTTGGTCTTGATGACCCACTAATGATGCAGTTACTTAATTTTCAAGGCGAAGATAAGAAATATCGTTTAATGAATGATTATGAGTTACAGCAAGCATTGGTTAATGACCCTCGTTTTGCAAAAACATCTACAGCAAAAAATCAATCAGTCAATACAGCACAAGCACTTGCAAGTGCGTTGGGGCGTTAATAATGTTTAATTCTAAAGTACAGGAGCAATAAATGGCTGATACAAAAGAACAAATTCAGTATGATAAAGACCTTGCAAAATTAAACGCCACACCAAAAAGTAGTATTGGTGATGCTGCCTGGAATCAATTGAAAAAAGCATTTGATGCGAAGTACCCTAATGGTAAACCAGGTGCAACGCCTACTCCAACACCTGCTCCAGAACTAACACAAGAAGAAAAAGATGCAGCCGCTGCAAAAGAAGCAGAAGCAGCAGCCGCTGCGAAAGCAGAAGAGGACAAAGCCAGGGACGCAAGAGCCGCAGCAGATTTGGCTGCTAAAGGGGTTACCTACAAATTTAAGTACCCAAGAATACTTACAGGAGCAGAAGTTGAGGCTCTTTCACCAGAAGAAAGAGCAATCTATGAAACAGAAGTAAGTTATAAAAATAATACCCTCTATCGCGACAACCCAGAAAAGTTAAACGCAGACAATGCTATTAGAGACAGGGCTAAAGCCGAAGGTCGTAATCTAACAGAAGAAGAATTTAGAAAACTTAATGTTCAAACAATCCAAGACCGTTTGTTTGGTCTGCAGGGTTTCAAACCAGGTACCCCTCAAAATCCATTTATGACAGGTCCAGCCGCTGAGAAGAGACCAAACAACGAAGATGCAATGACTTTTAAGTTTTACCAAGATTATCTTGGTGGACACAATAACAGAGATCTTACTTTATTCGGTGGCGGTAAGGCTGAGCCTATGTCACTTGAAGAGTTTACTCAAGTTTATAACGCCCTAGGTGGTAACGCAGGAGTAATAGATAGAAATCAAAACCGTGGTATACCTGGAACCTATAGTGAATTTTCTAAAGGACAAGGCGAACTTGCAATACGCACTCGCGGTAGAGCAGTTCCTGGTATGGATTTGATGCTTGACCCAAGAGTCAGCACTACGGCTGATGACGTTATCAATGCCTATATGAGTCAGAACCCAGATGACCCAATGAATCTTTTTTCAGATATTTCTAGTGGCGCAGGTTACGGAACAAGCGGGTTAACTGGTGGTTCAGGTGGTGGTACTACCTATGGCACTGGTTCAGCAACTACAAACCTAGATGTTATGAAATCTATTCTTCGTGGTATGGGTTTTAATAAAAAAATTATTGACTCATCATCCACATTTTTAAACAGGCTTCTTAAAGAAGGTATTGATTATGATAATGCTGTGTCTATCTTTCTTAACTCTCAAGACTACACGCTTAAAAATGGTTCAAAAATAAAGTCACCATTCTATGAAGAGTATGGCTATTTGAATGAGGGTCTTGTCAATCCTAAGACCGCAGCAGAACTTTACAATGCTGTCGAAGGTTACAAAGGAATTATTGACAAGTATGGCGCATCAAGCAAGTTCTTAACACCAGAAGCACTTAAAGGTTATGTAAAGAACAATGTTACAGTGCAAGACCTTGATGAGCGTGCAAACATGGGACGACTAAAGGGTCTTAATGCTGATAAAGCATATGTTGATTCTTTGGTTAAACTTGGTTTTATTGGCTCTGCGGGAGACCTAATAGATTTCTTCATGGACTTTAAGATTGGCAAGGAGCAGTTAGAACTTAACCGCAACACTGGAGCATTTACAGCAGAAGCGATTCGTCGTGCTCAGTCTGGTATATCATTTGATAAGACATCATTTGAAAAACTCAGCGCAGCACTTACTGCTAAGGGTCTTAGTGAATCTCAAATTTCAGCACTTGCTGCTCAGGGATTTGAAAACATTGCTGACACATTAAATCCTTTGACTATGTACTCACAGATTTATGAAAAGACTGGTGGCACAATAGAAGGCAATCAGGCTCTTCAATCAGGTATACAGCAGGAACTTATGGGAGAACAATTCCTAGGTACTGCATCTGCAAAGCGTAAGAAGTTAACAGAACTTGGACAGCGTTCTTTTGAAGGACGTAGTGGCTTCTATGCTAGCAAGAGCACAACAGCAGGACAAATATAAAGAATCCCCACCTGGACCCATCGGCCCCAGGGGGCGTACAAGACCGATAGTACAAGCCAATCCAGATACCCCATCTGATATTGAGGTGTGCGTCAACTACTAAAAAGGGAGAAATCGCTATGAGCGATAACCGCGACAACTACTGGGATGATGAAGAAGATGAAGAAACAAGTACACCTGTATTTGAATCAGATTCAGACCTCGTTAAGCGTCTACGAAAGCAATTAAAGGCTGAGCAGCGCAAAAACAAAGAGTTAGAAACTAACCTAGGTGACCTAACTAAGTCCCAAAAAGAGCGGATTTTAAAAGATGTTCTTACATCTAGAGGTGTCAATCACAAGATTGCACAGTTCGTTCCATCTGATATCGAGGCATCTGAAGATGCTATTAACGCATGGCTAGAGGCTAATGGTGATGTATTTGGTTACACTCCATCAGAAAAGCCAGCAATCAATCCGAATGATATCGCATCAATGCAAAAAATGGACGCTGTGCTAACTGGTGCTGAGACATCTGCAACTTCTGATGACGTGGCAAATCGCTTAGCGAATGCAACTTCTGAAGAAGAAATTATATCCATTCTCAGCGGTCAGTAAAAACCGCACACTAACCAGAAAGGGGATATCGCCAAATGGCCGATGTCTTTTCAACTTCAACCTCTGGGTTAGGTTCCAATCTTGTAACTATGGCGTACGACAAGTTGATTGAACTCAACTTGCGTTCAACACCACAGTTCCGCGCAATCGCGGACAAGAAGGTCGGAAACCCAACTCACGACGGTTCTTCAATCCGTTTCCAGTTCCACAACGATATTGCTGACACCACAATTGCTGGTGCAACACTCGCTGAAACTGTAGACCCAGATGCAGTAGCACTACCAGCAACTACAACACTAGATGTCGCACAGACAGAACTAGGTCGCGTAGTGCTTCCAACTCGCAAGTTGTCATTAATGTCACTTGCAGATGTTGACCCATGGATTGCTAACGCAGTCGCATTCAACATGGCAATGACACTAGACAATGGTGTTTCTGCTGTTCTTGATGCAGGTACAAACGTCATCCGCGAATCCGCTGGTGCACTTTCAACAACTGCTGCTAAGTCAACAATCGTAGCATCAGACACATTCAAGGGTCGCGACGTTCGTTACGCAGTAACAAAGTTGCGCGCTAACAATGTTCTAACTCGTGGCGGAATGTATGTTTCATACATCCACCCAGAGGTTTCACATGACCTACGTACAGAGACAGGTAACAACATCTGGCGTACACCACATGAGTACCAGAATGCTGGTCCACTATTTGCTGGTGAATTAGGCGCATGGGAAGGTGTTCGTTTTATCGAGACACCACGCATGACTAACTCAATCTCAGGTGGTGCTCTAACAGCACTTGCTACTGCTGCTGCAGTAAGCGGTGTATCAGGTGCGTTCACAATCGTCGTAGCAAACGGCGCATTCGGTGGTCTTGCTGAGGTAGGAGATGCTATCTCTGGAACTAACGTTGGTTCAGGTGCTTTGATTACAGATATCTCAGTTGGTGCAACAAACACAACACTTACAGTGTCTGTCGCTAACTCAGGAACTGTTGGAACAAACACACTTACAGTTACTCCAAAGGCTCGTGTTTACAACACTTACGTACTAGGACAGCAAGCACTTGCTGAGGCAGTATGGAAGGAACCAGGCATTGAGTTTGGTAACGTTGTAGACAAGTTGAACCGTTTCCGCCCAGTCGGCTGGCACGGTATCATCAACTGGTCTATCTACCGTCAAGATGCGTTATATCGCATTGAGACTGCTTCTTCTGTTCGTCCATAAGAAGTAATCTAAGTATTTAGATGGGTGGGGCAGGGGGAAACTCCTGCTCTATCCATAAAACGGCTTAGGAGGCTAAATGGCATACAAGTTCACAACACCCACAGTGAGCGAAGGTCCCGCAGGGGAAGGTCGCTTATTTGGCCGTTACCGCCTTGTAAGAGGCATAACAGTCTTGAAGGTAGATGGCGAGTACTACGAAGTTCGCTACCCATCCTCAGAAGAGGTAGAGGCTGCCGAAAAGGCATACATGGGAGGATACTCCTATGAAGTCAGTCCAGGAGAAAAAGCCAGCCTTGAGGCTGCAGGTTACACAGTGGAGACGATATGAGACACAGATTAGACCATCCAGAGGATGTTGAAGGTTGCTTTGGGTGCAAGGTTCTAGGACTTCAAATGAGTCCAGGAGATGCATCATCTCAAAAAATGGTAAGTAACAAAAAGTGGGACGGTGAGTTAGAAGCCTATCGTGCAGCACGTGCCGACGGGATTCAACCTGCTGGAACAAGTATGAAAAAAATTCAGGAGGCTCGTCGTGCTTCTGATGTCATGGGAAAGGCATTTGATGCTAACACTATGGGCGATAGCAAGATAATCCAAGAAAAAACAGTAGCAACACTCAAGGAAGTGGGAGCAATATAATGCCAATGGTAAACGGAAAAGAATACCCATACACTGCTAAAGGTATGGCTATGGCTAAGAAGGCTGCTAAGAAGTCAGGCAAGCCAATGAAGAAGGCTGCTAAGAAGACTATGAACCGTAAGAAGGGTATGTAATTATGTCAGTTAAAGGTGAGAAGTACAAGTCAATGGCAGCCAAGAAGAAGCATGAAAAGATGGAAGGTCCTGCCATGCGTCTAAAGGAATACGGCACTAAGAAGAAAGCCGCAAAAAAGACAGCCAAGAAGGCTGCAAAGCGTGGATTGTTTGGTGCTTGATAATGTCAAACAAATATACTAGAAGCACATCCACGGAGGATGCTATTAAGCAACTACAGAAGCAAATCAAGGCTGCTAATTCTGGTGCTGATGTAAAGAAGCAGAAGGCAGCAATTGACGCTCAATATCCTGGACTATACAAGAAGTCTAAGAATCCACTTCCAAGTCTTACAAAGGGATGGAAATAATGAAAAAGAAAGCACATCGCGGATTTAAGGCAGTTCAAAAAGAGATTTCTAAAAAGCAAGGTATAAGCATGGAACGTGCTGGAGCAATTCTTGCTTCTGGTGCTCGTAAGGCGTCACCTGCTGCAGTCAAGGCTAATCCTCGTTTGAAGAAGGTTTCAGGCGTAATGAAGAAAGCAAAAAAGAAGTAATGAAGAAGAAAGCGTTTTGGGATAAACCAAATCCTAAAAAGAAATCAACACCCTTAACGCCAGCACAGAAGGCTAGGGCTAAGGCACGTGCTAAAGCAGCAGGTCGCCCTTATCCAAACTTAGTTGACAATGCAGCAGCAAGGAAAAAGAAATGAAAGACTCACGTTTAACACGGGTTGGAGTAGCAGGCTATAACAAGCCTAAGCGTACTCCCAGCCACCCTACTAAGTCACACGTTGTTGTGGCTAAGGTAGGTAGCCAGGTTAAGACCATCCGCTTTGGACAGCAAGGCGTTTCTGGCTCACCTAAAAAAGCAGGAGAATCTGCATCCTATGCAGCACGTCGTAAGTCTTTCAAAGCAAGACATGCAAAGAATATATCCAAGGGAAAAATGAGTGCCGCATATTGGGCAGACAAGGTGAAATGGTAATGGCAAAAATTAAAGTCTCACAGAAGACAATCGATAAGATTAAAGAAATGGGAATGACAGCAGCCCTTAAGAAGGCTCCTAACGCAAGCCCAGAAATGAAGGAAGCACTTACTCGTATGTATGGTGCTCGCCGTGTTGCTGCTGCAGGTGGTAAGTCTACTCCTGCTGCTAAGAGTGCTGATGCTGCTCGTGGTGCTTCTACAAAGGCATCTGCTAAGCCAGTCTATAAGTCTGCAGACGCTGCACGTTCAGCGATGCCAGGCAAAGGACCTATGGCAAGCATGGGAACAAAGATGCCAGGCGCACGTCCAGTAAGAACCGCAGCAACTAACCCAGCCGCTAAAGCAGTAGTTAATATTTTATCAGGTAGAGGGTTAAAGGCAAACGATGGCATGACTGCAGCACAGGTAGCAGCAGAAAACAAGCGTCGCGCTTCTGGTGTAACAACACCTAGTAAGCCAAAACCTAAGGCAACAATTGAATCAGTTGCAGCAACAAATGCCAAGCGTATGGGTATCTCAGTCGCTGAGTACAACAAGCGTCTAGCAGCAGCAAAAAAGAAATAAGTAATTCCCCTTCAAGTATAAAGGATTCATAAATTGAGTGCAAAGCATAATTTAGTTTGCGAGGAGGCTGCGACCTTTACATTCCAGTTTGTAGTTAAGACTGGAAATACTCCATGGGATTTGACTAACTACAACGTTACAATGACGATTCGCCCATTTGTAGGTTCTAATGAGACTACTCTTCTTGCCACAAATGCTAATGGACGTGTTGCAGTTGGAACAACTAATGGTCAAGTTACAGTCACATTAAGTTCTACACTCACTGGTGCTATTAACCCAGGTCGTTATGTTTATGACCTTATACTTGATTCAGGTAGTGTTGTTACTCGTTTACTGGAAGGTAAGTTTGTAGTAACTGCTGGAGTCACTGTATGAGCGAAACAATTGTAGTCGTAGAACAAGCATCTAGTAGCAATATCTCAGTCAACGTCAGCCCAGATACTGCTGCTATTGAAGTTATTGTTACAGAGAACGCTGCTCCTGAAACTACAGTTGTTTTCTCAAATGACCAAGGTCCACAAGGAACCCCAGGAGTTACGGGTCCTACAGGACCTACAGGCCCTACTGGGTCAACTGGACCCATTGGTGCAACAGGCGTAACAGGACCGCAAGGTGTAACTGGTGTAGTCGGACCAACAGGTCCTACTGGACCTCAAGGAAGTCAAGGAGTACAAGGTGTTACTGGAGTTACTGGTAATGTTGGTCCCACTGGTCCTGTTGGGGCTACTGGTTCTATTGGAGTTACTGGAGCCACGGGCCCAGTCGGAGCAACGGGAGTTGCTGGACCTACAGGAGTTACAGGCAGCGTGGGTATTACAGGAGCCACAGGTCCTACAGGACCTACGGGAGTAACTGGTGTTGCTGGCTACACTGTTCTTAACGGAATAGTAGACCCAACAACACAAGGTGTTAATGGTGATTTTTATATTAACACTGCAACCAATAAAATTTTTGGACCAAAGGCTGCTGGCTCTTGGCCTGCTGGCGTAAATATTGTTGGACCTACAGGTCCTACGGGACCAGTTGGAGCAACTGGAACGACAGGAGTTACAGGTTCGACAGGACCTGCAGGAGCGACTGGCCCACAAGGCGCCACAGGCGTAACAGGGGCTACAGGTGCTACTGGTGCTGATGGTGGCTCTGCCAGTTACTTTGATTACAAGGCAAAAACTACAATTACAACTGGTGACCCTGGAAATCAGCATTTAATCTGGAATAACGCCACACAAATTTCTGCAACACAAATCAACATTAACCACATCAACGCAGATAATATTGATATTGACATTTTCTTAGGGTTGATTAAAACAAACGATGTAATCATTGTTCAAGATAAAAACCTATCTGATAACTTTCAAAAATTTACAGTGTCTGCAACACCGACAATGCTCACAGATTATGTGGTAATTCCCGTTACGCTTACAACATCAGGTGGAACAGGTACAACCAACTTTGCAAACAACCACCCGCTTATTGTGGCAATTATTTCAACTGGTATTGTTGGTCCAACTGGTGCCACAGGCCCTGCTGGTGCTACTGGACCGACTGGACCTACTGGTGCTGCAAGCACAGTTGCTGGGCCAACAGGTGCTACTGGACCAGCGGGTACAACTGGACCCACAGGTGCAGCAAGTACCGTTCCTGGACCAACAGGTGCAACAGGGCCAGCAGGTTCTGTAGGCGCCACTGGACCTGTTGGTGCAACAGGCGCCGTTGGTGCAACAGGAGCAACTGGTCCTGCAGTTGTGACTACTAAAGGTGACCTTGCTACATTCTCAACAACAGTTGATCGTTTGCCAGTTGGAACTGCTGGACAAACACTCATAGTAGATAGCACAACAAGCACTGGCTTGAAATGGGATAAAACATTAAATGCTTTTATCTTCATATCTCCTGAAGAAAGATTTACTGTTTCAGCAACAGCAGCAACTGGAACAGTTGCCTACGACGCCTCAACTCAAGGGGTGCTCTACTACACCACTAATGCTTCAGGTAACTGGACATTGAATGTCCGTGGTACTAGCGGCACTACACTCAATTCAGTTCTTAATGTTGGCGATAGCATTACTGTAGCATTTTTAGTTACAAACGGTGCTACTGCTTATTATCAAACAGCATTCCAAATCGACGGAAGCGCAGTTACTCCTAAGTGGAGCGGTGGAACTGCTCCTGCTGCTGGTAACGCATCATCTATAGATGCCTATTCGTTTACAATTATTAAAACAGCAGCAACACCAACCTACACCGTTTTGGGTGCTGGCCCAATTAAGTACGCTTAGGAGATACGATGCCATTTTTTACACCCGTTAATGCTGGTGGTGGTATGCCAAAAGCAGTAATTACTTCTACAACTGGTTCACCTACTATCAATACAGCCGCCCGACCTGGCAAAACTCAATATCGTTTTAGTGGCTCAGGTTCAATTACTGTTGGTACTGCTGGTAGTTGTGAAATTTTTATTGTTGGTGGTGGCGGCGGTGGCGGAGGTGTCTTCTTTTCAGCAGCCGCTGGTGGTGGTGGCGCAGGTGGTTATTTTTACAGTACAACTTCTGCACTTAATACTGGAACATTTACTATAACCATAGGTGGTGGTGGAGTAGGTGGACGAGTTGTAAGTGGTCCTGTTTTTTCTGCTTTTGGTGCACCAGGAAACCCTTCAGGTATTGGCGGATTTGTTGTTGGGCTAGGTGGCGGTGGCGGCAAAACAGGTGGTAGTAATAACGCTCCACAAGGCGATGGTGGAAGTGGTGGCGGTGGAGCCAGCGTAGATAACGTTCCAGGTTCTGCACAATTGTCACAAGGAAATAATGGTGGAGCAGGTATTGCAAGTGATGCTGGCGGTGGCGGTGGTGGCAAAAATGCAGTTGGTTCAGCAGGTTCTGGAACAACAGGCGGCAATGGCGGTGCTGGCTTAGCAAACTCAGTTACTGGCTCTTCTGTAACTTACGCAGGTGGAGGTGGCGGTTCTGGAAGTTCTGCCTCTGGAACAGGTGGTTCTGGTGGTGGTGGCGCAGGTGGTCTTAACGCTGCTGGAACAGACGGCACAGCAAATACGGGTGGCGGTGGTGGTGCTGGTGGTAATGCAACTGGTAGTGCAGTTGGCGGTAATGGCGGCTCTGGATATGTGATAGTGGTGACTGGATAATGGCACATTTTGCAAGATTAGAAGGTAATGTAGTTTCTGAAGTTATTGTTGTTAACAATGAAGTTGTTAATAACCTGCCATTCCCAGAGTCAGAACCAATTGGTGTTGCATTTTGCAAGTCACTATTTGGGGAAGAAACAGAATGGAGACAATGTTCTTATAATGCAAATTTCCGTGAAAACTATCCTAGTTCTGGCTACTGGTTTATGCCAGACTTAAATCTTCCAGATGGGGCTTTTATCCCTGGACCACAATCAAATGCTGATTCTGTGGTTGATCCTGTAGCATAGCGGTATGAGATTTCACGTTATAAGTCTGCCACATACACAAACAACTAAAGATTACGTCAACTGTGCTTATACCGAAAAGGTAAGGCGCTTCTGCGTGATGATGAAGTCACTAGGTCATACAGTCTATCTTTATGCTGGTGAGCAAAATGAAGCACCAGTAGATGAGTTAGTAACCTGTATCACAGAGCAACAAAGACTTGATTCAATTCAGGGCAAGCATTATACAGAAGTGCCGTTTGATGCAACTTTACCACACTGGCAAATATTTAATGCTAATGTAATTGCTGAACTAGGAAAACGACTAGAGCAAAAAGATTTTATCTGTGTTATTGGTGGAAGCATTCAGAAACCAATTGCAGATGCTTACCCTAACCACATCACTGTTGAATTTGGTATTGGTTATGGTGGAGTATTTAGCAAGTATAAAGTCTTTGAGTCATATGCTTGGATGCACAGCATCTACGCGATGTTCAAGAATCCTACTACAGTTGATGGAAACTTCTTTGACTGCGTAATCAATGGATACCTTGAACCAGAAATGTTTCCCTTACAGGAAAAGAAAGACGATTACTACCTATTCATTGGTAGATTAATTGAACGCAAGGGTTATAGAATTGCTCAAGAGGTATGCGAAACATTAGGCAAGCGATTAATAATTGCTGGTCCTGGTGAATTTGATGGCTATGGTGAGTATGTAGGAGCAGTTGGTCCAGAAGAACGGGCTAAACTTATGGGTGGTGCTATAGCAACATTTGCCCCTACTCAATACATAGAACCCTTTGGCAATGTGGTAATCGAAGCACAGACTTGTGGGACACCAACAATTACAACTGATTGGGGTGCTTTCACTGAAACTAATATCAATGGTCTTACTGGATATAGATGTCGAACATTCTCTGAATTCTGCCAAGCAGTAGAAGATGTAAAGACACTAGACCCAGTAGCAATACACAAGCGAGCAGTTTCCCTCTACTCACTTGATGCAATCGCCCTACAGTATGAAAAATACTTTAGTCGATTACTCACTCTATGGGATAACGGATGGTATGAAAGGTAATCAATGCCAACACTAAACGAACTGGTTGATGAAGTAAAGGCTAGCCTAACAGGCTACACACTTCGACAAGACCGAATTACATATCTAGCAAACCCTACTGGTTTGACTACAACAGGAACATCTATTACAGTTGGCTCTGAAAATAACCTAGCCAAGGGTATTATTGAGATTGATGACGAGTTGCTTTGGATTGACAGTTTTGATAAAGGAACTCAGACACTCAATGTTATTCCTGGTTTTGGTCGCGGATATCAGGGAACTAATCCAGCACCGCACTCACAGTACGCACAGATTACCTTATCTCCAACATTCCCACGTGTAAATATTAAGAAGGCTATTAACGATACAATTGCCTCAGTCTTTCCTAAGTTATGGTCTCTGTCTAGCACAACATTAACATACAACACAGTGCAGACTACCTATGCGCTTCCTGATGACTGTGAAGATGTACTAGCAGTTACTTGGCAGAGTACTGGGCCAACTAAAGAGTGGCTTCCAGTTCGTAACTGGCGTATGGATGCTATGGCTAATCAAGCATCCTTTAACTCAACTTCAAGCATTTCAATCTATGACCGCATTGACGCTGGACGCACTGTTCAGATTTGGTACACAACAGAGCCAAATACATTAGATAGCAACTCAGATGATTTTGCTGACGTAACAGGATTACCAGAGACAGCAAAGGATGTAATTATCCTAGGTGCTTGTGCTCGCCTGCTTACCTTCCTTGATGCTGGTCGTATCAATTTAACTTCTGCCGAGTCGGATTTAACTGACACCAAACTTCCCTCACAAGCAGGAACCAATATCTCTAAGTATGTCTATGCTCTTTATCAGACTCGCCTTAAAGAAGAATCAAGCAAGTTGCAAGGTCGTTATCCAGTAAAAATCCACTATACACGTCGCTAAGGAAAATAAATGACACGTAAATACTCAAGCACCAGCGTATCAACAACGCTACAGTCGCCTCTTGCTGATGGTGTTACAACAAGCATGACTGTATCGTCTGGAACAGGCAACGCATTACTTGGTGCCGTAACACTTACTGCTGGAAACGTAGACCAATTTACTGTTGCAATTGATGCAGATACAGCAAACGAAGAGATTGTTTTTATCACTGCTCAAAGCACAGCAGACCAATTTACTATTGTTCGTGGTCGTGCTGGTACATCTGCTATTGCACACACTGCTGGCGCAACAGTCAAACACGTTTTAACATCTGATGACCTGAATTACTATACAACTGCTGCCGATACTGCAGTTACACTTGCTGGCGCTCAAACACTTACCAACAAGACATTAACCGCTCCAGTAATCTCAACTATCTCAAATACTGGAACAATAACTTTGCCTACATCTACCGATACATTAGTTGGAAGGGCAACTACAGATACATTAACAAACAAGACATTGACAACGCCAACATTGACAGCACCAGTAGTAAACATCTCTATTAATGCACAGACTGGAACTACATACACATTTGTTCTTACAGACAATGGCAAGTTGGTAACACTTACCAATGCTGGTGCAATCACTTTGACTGTACCTCTTAACTCATCTGTTGCTTTCCCAATTGGAGCACAGGTAGCAATCCAGCAAAGCGGTGCTGGAGAGGTAACAGTTGCTGGAGCAGGTGGCGTTACGCTTAATACAACAGGAACTAAAACACGTGTTCAGTGGTCAGGAGCGGTTTTAGTAAAGACTGCCACAGATACCTGGACAATGTTAGGTGACCTTGAATAATGTCATTACTATTTAAATTTATTTCTTCAAGAATAACAACTATGGTATCTACTGACTATCTTGTAGTCGGTGCTGGTGGTAACGGAAGCCGATTTGCAGGTAGTTCTAGTGGTGAATCTGGTGGTGGTGGTGGCGGTGGTCAAGTTGCTACTGGAACCTTATCTTTAGGTAAAGGAAATACTTACACTGTAACTGTTGGAGCAGCAGCAACAAGTCAAGGTGGCTCATCTGTTTTCTCATCGGTAACTGCTTATGGTGGAACACCTGGAAAATTATCTGGTGTCACTGATACACCTGTTTATTCAAACACAGGTTCAGGTGGTGGTGGAAGTCCAACTAATACAGGTGGAAATACTGGTGGTGTTGGTTCTGGTGCTGGTAACAACGGTGGCACTGCAACATCTACAGCAGGCGGTGGTGGCGGTGGTGCATCAGCAGTAGGTGCTAACGCTGCTAGCAGTACTGGTGGAAACGGCGGTGCTGGAACAGCAAGCAGCATCACTGGAACTTCTCTTCTTTACGGAGCAGGTGGCGGTGGTGGAGGAGTTACTGGTGGTACTGGTGGTTCTTCTATCGGTGGTAATGGTGCATCAGGTTCAACACCTGCTACTAGTCCAACAGCAAATACAGGTGCAGGTGGTGGAGGCGGAAGCACAACACAGGCATCTACAAATGGTGCTACTGGTGTAGTAATCGTTGCCTATCCAACATCTTTTGGACTTGCAACATCAACAACAGGTTCACCAACTCAGACCACTGCTGGAAGCAACTATGTTTACAAGTGGACAACAAGCGGTTCAATCACTCTTTAAGGAGCATAAATGCCAACACCAGGCGATGATATTACCGAGGCAATACCCTACGTACTTTCTAACCCGTCAACTGTTCTAGGCTATTCTCCTACAGCAGAAGCGTATGACATTTCAGTTAATGGATTACCCTTCTTTTTATCTACAAGCGATGAATTGCCTTACCGTCGTCAGACTGCTCAGTATCGTAAACAACAGATTGACCAAGCAAATGAGCCAGGAGAACAATCAATTACTGGTTGGTGGGTTCGCGCGCAGTCTTCTTTTCATCTTGGTGAAGGCATTCGATTCTTTGACCCTACTACTGGAGAAACAGTCCCCTATCGTTTTACAGATAGCAAGGGTGTAAATATTTGGGAAAAAGGACAAACAACTTTACTTAAATCCTGTACTTCTGGTCATGTTGTTACTGGTGCTATCAATGCTACAACTAATCGTCCTTTTCAAATACTTCGTTCTATTGAATGGAGTGGAATCAATGGGGTTCTTCTTCATGATGAATATGATGTAGATAAAGGCTTTTCTCCCATTACTGTATCTATCAGTAACAAGGCTTTAACTTCTAACGTAGCAACGCTGACTACAGCGGCAGCACATGGTTTATCTACTAATATGCAAATTGTAATTACTGGTGTGGACGCGACCTTCAATGGCGAGTACCGCATTACAGGTGTACCTACAACTACTACCTTTACCTATGCAAAGACTGCATCTAACGTAACATCAACTGCTGTATCTCCAGTAGGTACAGGTGTTGCCCAAATTATTCACTTTATTGATTACAATGCTGGTGCTGGTGTGTATCCAGTCTATGCAATGTGTGATGATGGAACATTTGCCTATTGGCTTACAAACGTTACAAGTGGTGGTAATACTAAACTAACAATGTTTAAGAAGCCCCTTACTGGTTCTGCTGCAAGCACTGCTGATGAAGTCAAGATGTTTGATGTTACAGGTTCTACTATTACTGATAACTCAACCATGGAATTTATCAAAGAACGTATTGTAGCCTGTATTGATAATAAAGTTTATGAGATTCCTACCAATGCAACAGCCTTAACTGGTGCAGGTGGTGGTCGACTTGTTTATACTCATACAACAACCACACATAGATACACAAGCATTACAGCATCTGGTCCTGCAATCTACATCTCTGGCTACAATGGCATTCAGTCAACTATCTCTAAGTTTACACTTGAGACAGCAACTGGGCAAATGCCAGCACTTACATCTGCATCAATCGCAGCAGAACTGCCAGTAGGTGAGATTGTCTACAAGATTTACTACTATCTTTCATATATGATTATTGGAACTAATAAGGGAATCCGTGTAGCGCAAGTTAATGACCAAGATGGTTCTATCATTTATGGTCCACTTATTGTAGAAACAACCCAACCTTGCTATGACTTTGCTGCTCGTTCTAATTATGTCTGGTGCGCAACTGGTATAGACGGTGAGCCAGGTGTAATAAGAATCAATCTATCCGAGCAAATTGAAACACTACGATTTGCCTACGCTAATGATGTTTATTTTCCAGGCGTAACAGCGCATCCAACAACTGCGTGTGCTTTTTCTGGTTCTACAAACCAAATGGTGTTCTGTACAGCCTATGCAAGTGCTAGCGATGGTGCTGTTTACTATGAAAGCCCTACTGTACTCATGTCAAGTGGCTACATCCAAACTGGTGCTATTCGTTACGGAACACTTGAGAACAAAGTTTTTAAGAATATCAAACCACGAATGGGAGCAAGTAATGGTGCTTTAACCATTAAGTCAATTGACGCTAATGGCACTGAGTATTCTATTGGTTACTTTGCAGAGGGTGAAACCATACCTGAGGTGGGTATCGCATATCCATTAGGTTCTCAGGAATATCTATCCTTTAAATTCGTATTTGAAAGATTAAGCACGGATTCAACCAAGGGTCCTACCTTTAAGGGTTATCAACTTAAATCTTTGCCCGCTATCCCTCGTCAGCGCGTTATCCAATATCCATTGGCTTGCTATGACCGTGAATCAGACACCTATGGTGTTCAGGTTGGCTATGAGGGTTGGGCATACTCAAAGTTAATTGAACTAGAAAACGTAGAAAATGCTGGAGATACTATTCGCGTAGTAGATTACAGAAACAACGAGTCCTATTTAGGAGTCATTGAAGAAATGCAATTCATTAACCGCACCCCATCAGATAAACGTTTCAGTGGATTTGGTGGCATACTGCTTCTGACAATCAGAGCCTTATAGGAGATATAAGTGACAACATCTAATTGGGCTGGACTAATCGTATCTATTATAGCAATCATATCAGCATTTGCTGGTTCTGTGCGCTGGCTAGTCAAGCATTATCTTTACGAACTCAAGCCTAATGGTGGTTCAAGTGTTAAAGATTCCGTTACAAGACTAGAAACAAAAGTAGAAATCCTTTATCAGATGATGTTAGCCAAGGGGAGAGATGAGTGACACCTGTAGCCAAGAAAGCCACACCTGCTGCAATTGCTGTGCTCCGTCAGGCGACGGCACTGCGACCAAAGCGGAAGAAGGCAAGCGATGGGTTGCTCCCATCTGCTGCTCACCTAAAACAGAATCCTGATTCAGACCACAACACAGGTTACGCAGTAGACATTACTCACGACCCAGCCTTTGGTATAGATTGCAAGATTGCATACGATAATCTCAAGTCAGACCCTAGGGTTAAGTACCTTATCTTCAAAGGACGTATCTGGACCCCTCAAAAGGGAGACCAGCCTTATTCAGGACCTAACCCTCATAACCATCACCTTCATATCTCTATCAAGGAAACCTCAGGTAAAGACACACGACCATGGTTCCCATGGCTAGGTGAAGTAAAGATTTTTAACAGTATAAAAGCAAAGGCAACACCACTCCCAAAGAAAAAGGAAAATAAATGAAAAAGTTCCTAACTAAGAAGCAAGAAGCAGCAATTAAGTCATACCTTCGCGCAATCCTAGCCTCAGCCATTGTCATGGGTATTGCCATGCTGACTGACCTAGCACCACAGTACGCTGTACTAATCGGTGCATTGGCTGCCCCATTGGCTAAATGGGCAGATAAGAATGACGCAGACTACGGACTAGGGTCTCAAGAATAGCCTTTTTAGGCCCCTAGCAGGCGATTTAAGACGATTAACCCCTCTACCTAAGGTATTTACCCTAGGCGGAGGGGTTTTTTGTCGTTTACCCACCCGTAGAATAGAATCCTGAACCGTTAAACTTGACTGGTACGGCGGTATAGACACGCCTCATAGGCTCCCCACAGGAGCACTCCCAAACATTATCTCTATCTTCCATCTCAACTTGCTTGTCCATGGTGGTACCACAGGCATCGCACTTGTATTCATAGGTAGGCATTAGTACTCCAAGCCTATGTACCAGAATCCTAGTTGTAAATCAAAAAAGTATCTGTTGATAGTAAATCCAATACCAAAGCCACATATCTTGCCACAAGAAAACCAAACCTTTTTGCCTATCTTCTTTTCCATTTGACCCCCCTAGATGAGGAACTTACTGTACCATAGAAGTGCGGGAAACCGTGGGGCGGAAACTTCAAATGACGGCGACGACAAATGTCTGATTCCAACTCCCTGAACCACCATTAATTTTTATGGGGGGTAGGGGGGCGTTTCTTAAAATCTGGTTCAGACAGCATTTAAGAAACCCGTATGGTACCGTCGCCGTATGACAAAATTTATAGATGCAAATACGTATTACTGGATAGCAGATGTCACTCACTTATGCTGTGATGAGGTTCAATTCAAGTATATCTGCAAGGCATGTGGCGAAACAATGGATTGTTACTACTGTGGATTCGACGCGTATGGTTCCCATGGCTGTGATACGGTACAACCATGAACGAATTACCTAAGCATATTTCCTATTCCAGTTTTACCACTTGGCAAGAGTGTGGCTGGAAGTACTATCTACAAAAAGTCGAAGGCGTTAAAGAAGCCCATGCAGTATGGTTTACTGGTGGCTCTGCAGTGCATAAGGCTACCGAGAACTATGACAACGCAGGTCAGATAACTCTTGACTCCGCATACCTTGATACAGTCTGGAATGATGCTTGGTTCAACCAAGTAAAAGAAGACGAAGAAATCAATGGTGACATGAACACTTGGCAGTTTGCTAAGAAAGAAGACATGTCATGGTGGTATGGCGAAGGTCGCTGGATGTTAGAGAACTGGGCTAAGTTCCGCATGAACGGCTGGTCAGTCTATGAAGACTTTGTTGAAAAAGAATATGAGATTGAGATTGATGACTCATCTGTAAAGATGGCCATTGACCGCGTGATGGTGGACTTCGAGGGGAATCGGGTGCTCCTCGACATCAAGACTGGTGCGTCATCCCAAAGGCATCCCTTACAACTCGCTGTCTATGCGTGGGCACTTGAGAAGCAAGGGGTCTCTGTCGACAAGGCAGGCTTCTGGGATGCACGTACTGGTTACGTTTCGTTATGGAGCCTAAATAATTTACACTCAGACCGAGTAGAAGATATACTCAACACCTTTGACAAGGCTCGAAAAGAAACAATCTTCCTACCTAACCTGTCTAACTGTGGTCGATGTGGAATCACATCATCCTGTAAGTTTGTTAATGGACACGTTAGTTAGCGATATAGTACCCATCATCCGTTCTTTAGATGAACAGATTGATGCATGGGACAATATAGGGTTCAAACTCGAACACGAAGAGGAGATAAACAAATGACTGGTAACTTCCAAGTCAGTAGCAAACTCAACGATGGACGAATATTCGTCGTTGCATCAGAGACCTATGCAGCATTCTGCGAGGCTCTCGAAAGTGCCGTAGGCATTGAGGAGTCACAAGAACTCCTTAAGCAGATGGCACAATCACTTGCAGGTGCTCCGCAGACTGCAGGACAAGCGATGGATAACCTACGGACTGCCTTTCCTACTGGACAGGTAGACCATACGGCTCATCCAACACAAACTTCTGGCAACACTCTAGGACCAGAGTCCAAGAAGTGTATCCATGGAGTAATGACAAAGCGACAAGGCGCAGGTGCAAAGGGACCTTGGAAGGGCTATATGTGCCCTACTCCAAAGGGAACTCCAGACCAATGCGAACCTGTATTCATCCGTCGCAATGATGCTGAGTGGAGTACATTCTAAGACATGAGAACACTTGCCCGTGCCGTAGGTAGCAAAGATATTGGTGGCGAACCGCTTCCAACGGTCTTTCGTACCTTTGATATTAACAAAATGGTTTTCCGTCGTTCGGAGATATCCATGATTGCAGGTACCCCTGGCGCGGGTAAGTCAACTCTTGCTTTAGCAATTGCACTTCGCGCAAAAGTACCGACACTTTACGTAAGTGCCGATACTAACGCACATACAATGGCTATGCGTTTGCTATCTATGATTACTGGTAAGACTCAGACTGATGCAGAACACATGCTTGAGTCTGATGTTGCCGATACTCGCAAGACAATTAACGAGAATGCAGGGCACATCTTCTGGTCTTTTGAGTCTAGTCCTACACTAGATGACCTAGACCAAGAGGTTGCTGCCTTTGAAGAACTATGGGGTTGCTCTCCAACTCTCATTGTTATTGATAACCTTATGGATATTGCTAACGATGGTGGAGAAGAGTTTGCCAACATGCGTTCAACATTAAAAGAGTTAAAGTACCTTGCAAGAGATACAAACGCAGCAGTCCTTGTATTGCACCATACTAAAGAATCATATACAGGCACACCATGTCAGCCACGCTCTGCTTTGCAGGGTATGGTTGCACAGTTACCTGCTCTTATCTGCACAGTTGGAACTGATGCTCCTGGGTTTATCGCAGTAGCACCAGTGAAAAACCGTTATGGTAAGGCAGACCCAACAGGCAATACTGCCTTTTGGTTGAACTTTAACCCCGAATACATGGATGTTTCTGACATCGCTGAGAGGTTAAAATGAGTTTCATCGACCCTATCGTACCCAATCCTGATTGGGGTAATCCGTTTCCAAACGTAGAACCCGATGAGTGGGAAGACGATGACGATGACTAAAGATATAAACCAACTAAAACCAGATTACACAAGGGCAATGGATATCCGTGGTGAGCCAACTACGGTATGTATCTGTGGATGTTACATTTGGAATCTCAAGGTATCCTTCGACCAAGATGGAACCATTGGGATGTATTTCAGAGATATGGAGTGTGTTGACTGTGGAACGCAGGCAACCGCACCAATTGAGGAGTAAGAATGAAACTAACAACATATGCTTGGATTATGGCTGTTGTAGTCTTTGTGGGAACCTTGCCTCACGCTGTGGGTGCGATGTTTTTGGAAAGACAGATAGCAATCAAAGAGAACTGCGCTAAACCAATCTTTGGTGTAGCGTCAATATCCGAGATGAAAAAAATGGCAAAATGGATTGCAAAAGGAAAAGTCCTAGAGCAATACAAGAGTACTAGAGAGTGGAAAGCATTGTTTACATTATGGAACAAAGAGTCTCGTTGGGATTATACCGCAGACAATCCACGCTCATCTGCTTATGGAATACCTCAGATACTAAACATGCCTGAGAATACTCCAATGGTTAAGCAAATTGATTTAGGTCTCAAATATATAAAGCACCGTTACGGTAGTCCATCAAAGGCATTAGCCTTTCATAACCAAAACGGCTGGTACTAATAATGGGTGGTCGCGCAGCAAAGGCTAAAGGTGCGGGAGCAGAGCGAGATGTAGTCAAATACCTCAAACAATGGTTTCCGTATGTAGACAGACGCCTTGCTGGCGCGACTCTCGATAAAGGTGACATTTCAGGTATTCCTGGTGTTACTATAGAGATAAAGAACCACGCTAAGATGGACTTAGCAGGCTGGACAGAAGAGTTGATAGTCGAGATGGCTAACGACAAGGCTTGGACAGGTGTGGTTGTGCACAAGAGGAAAGGGAAGGGGAACCCTGGAGACTGGTACGCAACCATGCCTGTGCAGGTGTGGGTGGACCTTTTACGAAAGGCTTTAGATAAATGAATGAAGATAACCCGAACATCACCGCGATACTAGAGCACTATGGTGCTACTGTTCCAACTCGTAAAGGTTGGGCAAAGATGAAGTGCCCGTTTCATAATGATTCACACGCATCATCAGCAGTCAATTTAGATTTAAATATATTTAAGTGTCATGGTTGTCAGTACAAAGGCAACGGATACAACATCATTAAGGACAAAGAGGGGGTAAGTTTTCGTGAAGCAATCAGTATCGCAGAAGGAATCCTTAACTCGCGCGGGGAAGTATTACCACAGCGCGTTGGCAGAGGCGGAAGAATATCTAGCGGAGCGAGGAATAACTTTAGAAGCGGCAACTCGCGCTCGATTGGGCGTCGTGCTAGAGCCCTTAACGGGTCATGAAGCATACATCAATCGCTTGGCGATTCCGTATCTTACGCGTTCGGGGGTGGTTGACATACGATTCCGCTCCATGGATTTGTCAGAACCAAAATACATGGGGATGGCTGGCGCGACAACGCATCTATATAATGTCGGTGCCTTCTTTAAAGCAACGTCATATATATGTATTTGCGAAGGTGAGATTGATACAATCACGCTTGATACTGTTTGCGGTATACCTGCGGTGGGAGTCCCAGGAGTCAACAACTGGAAGAAGCATTACACGCGCCTTCTCTCAGACTTTGACAAGGTATTCCTCTTTGCTGACGGGGATTCTGCTGGCTCTGACTTTGGTAAGTCTCTTTCTCGTGAACTGGGTAATCTTGTGGTAGTCAATATGCCAGATGGTGAAGATGTGAACAGCATGTATCTCAAGAATGGTGTAGAATATTTTCAACAAAAGATTGCGAGTGTACAATAATGTTGATACCAATGGATGGACACTTCGAGTGTTCAGAGTCTGGGTGTGATTTTGTTACCTGTGATTTGTTCGAGTTCATGGAGCATTGTGGTGTGGAATACTCATGGAATGTGCGCCTCAACAAGAGGTACTCATTTGATTTATTCCAGTTCCTAGATATTCTAAATGAAATCACCAATGTAGGTGACTTAGATGCTATCTATGACCATGTTCAGTCAGCGACTCTACTGCTCATAAACGCTAGCGGAGATGAACTTGAGGACTTTATTGAAGAAACTATTGTACAAGAGGAGATGTCGCATGTCATGGACGGTATCGAAAGGATGCTCAAAGAGAATGAATAAAGCAGAACTTAAAGAGTTGGTTTGGGAAGAACAGCCAGTAGACCAGTTTGACCTTGATGTCTATGAGATTGTTGATGAACTCTACAATCTGTTACTAAACAAGCATCTAGACTATGGTCCAAAGAATATCGCTGGGTCTCCTGGTGGTCCTCTCAATGGGCTACGTGTGCGTATGTGGGACAAGATTGCTCGCATCAATCACTTGATTGACAATGGTGCAGGTGCCAAGAATGAACCCCTTGAGGATTCATACAAAGACCTAGCCAACTATGCTATCATTGGACTAATGGTACTGAGAGGAAAGTGGCCACAAGAATGAAAATTTTCGGACCTTACAAAGGCAGTAAACAAAATGGTGGACGTCCTATCTACGTCTTCAAGAGAAAGAAGAAAAATGGCGAAGTGGTTACAACTTCTAGCAATAAGGCTAGAGTTGATTATGAAAAAGCCACAGGAAAAACCTTACCAACAGGAACAGAAGTTGACCACAAGAACAACAAAGGTCGAGCAGGAGATGACAGGATATCAAATCTCAGAACCATCTCCAAAAGCAAGAACGTAGGATTAGAAAACAAGCGTCGTGCTGTAAAGAAAACCGCCAAGAAAACCGCGAAGAAAGCAGCCAAAAAGAAATGAAAAATATCGTTTGCATATCAGACTTGCAGGTTCCATATCATGATGTCGAAGCCACCAAGGCAGTGGCAAAGTTTATCCAGTGGTATCAACCTGAGACAGTCGTCTCTTGTGGAGACGAGATGGATATGCAGACAATCAGTAAGTGGAGTAAGGGTACTGAGTTAGAGTTTGAGCGTTCTATTGGACGTGACAGAGACTTAACACGACAAGTGCTGTATGACTTAACAATTGAGCACATGGTACGCAGTAATCATACTGACCGCTTGTTTAACACAGTTGCTATGCGTGCACCAGGGTTACTTGGTCTACCAGAGTTGCAACTAGAAAACTTCTTAGGCTTAAATGAACTTGATATTAAGTATCACGCAGACCCTTATGAGTTAGCACCAGGATGGTTGCTGATGCATGGTGATGAGGGCAACGTACAGCCCACTGCAGGAGCCACAGCACTTGGTTTAGCCAAGCGTTCAGGCATGTCTGTAGTGTGTGGTCACACGCACCGCATGGGGCTAACACATCAGACTCAGACTTATCGTGGTGGCAAGCCTAGAACTGTATGGGGCATGGAACTTGGTAATCTTATGGATTATCGTAATGCTAAGTACATCAAGGCAGGACTATTCACATGGCAGCAGGGTTTTGGTATCTTGCATGTTGATGGTAAGAATGTTACACCACAATTAGTTCCAATCATCAATCAATCTTTCACGGTGGATGGTAAAACATTCAAGTGGTAGAAACAGAACAATACGAGAACATGGTAGGCTCAATTGCCTACGAGTTCTCACGTAAGTTTCACATGTGTGATGCTGATGATATCCGTCAAGAGTTGTGGATTTGGTTTCTCGAACATCCTAACAAGGTAAAGGTTTGGGAAGCATTAGATGGCAAGCAGTCTATTAAGTTGATTGCAAGGTCACTACGCAACGCTGCTAAAGATTACTGTCAGCGTGAGAAGGCACATGCGATTGGTTACAAGGTAGAAGATAACTATTACTATGACCGTGAAGTTGTTGAGTTGCTACTACCAGCAGTTATCCGTGGTGACTTAGTTGCACCATCTATGCTTGACCTTGGCTTTGTAGCCACCAAACAGGTTGCATCAGAAGGTGGTAACTGGTTTGCCATGATGGCTGACATTGAGCGTAGCCTGCGACGGCTGACTCAGGAACAGTTGAGTATCATCTATCTGCGTTTTGGTGATAATTGCGATAACGTTACCCTGGCAACAGAATTAGCCATCAGTGAAGATGCAGCACGTATGCGCGTCAATCGTGCATTAAACAATCTATTGAATTTCCTTGGTGGTTCCAGACCACGCAGGGAACGAGACTATACAGAACAGGAAATCAATGAGCGAGCAACGGGAACAGACACCAGTGGAGAAGATATTCGAGATGCTGGAGGAGAAGTTATCCGACAAGACTTGGACTGACACTCAAGAACCTGAGTTTATTAAAGGACTCGAAGGTATCAAGAACGTTATTCAAAACATCTCTACCAACATGTTTATCATGTTAGATTTGTTCCAACAATATACTGACGCTATCTATCAGTCACCTGTATTTAAGGATGTGGTTGGCGGGGAGAGTGAACAGAACGGCAAGGTCAATCCAACACAAACTCCTCCAACACCAGCCAATCGCGCTGAGAAGCGCGCTGCTGCGAAGTCAGGGTTAATTGTACCAGACAAGACATTGATAGTACCATGATTTGTACTAGATGCGTAGCAGGCGGTACTGCTAATTCAGTGGGTGATGTGGCGATTGCAATTCTGTTTCATGCAGAGTGTGAATACAAGGATTGTACCTGCCAGCATAAGACAGGTAAGTACATCAAAAAATAGGCATTAAAAAACCCCCCACGCTGGGTGCGTGAGGGGCGTGCCAACTGCCTTCCACAGAGTTGGCTATGTTAGGAATCCTAACGGGTGTTAGTAATCGCGTACTATGTTAGCAACAGTGATTACAGATTGTGCTTCCAATCGAAAGACAATGTAGTCAATGATACCTTGCTCGGTCATTGGCTCACTACCTGCTTCTTGGTCTGTGACAGTAAGTGAGAAGGTAAAACTAGTCATCTCCCCACATCCTATCAGGTTCACCGCAGTCATCCTCACTCATGAGGCAACCACAGTCTTCACATACTTCATCTTTATCGAGTGCTATGTCGTCATCTAGTGGTGGTTCATAACTCATGCTTGAACTCCCTACCTACTTCGTACTCTGAGCCGATAGCATCAACTGCTTTTGACAGTTCACGCATTAACTCGTTTCGTTGTTCTTCTGATAAGTGTCTTATCATGTCTTCTGTTACTTCTGCCTTCCATACTGTCCTTCTGTCTTCGCCTTTCATAGTTGCGCCTCTCTCGTTACGCACTTGCCAAATAACTGAGCAAGCATAGCCATGTTGCTTTTCCCTGTTTTAACCCAATCGGCAAATACTCTTTGGTATTCGTCTCCGACAGGATGATAAACAAGACAGGTACATTGACCAACTTTGGCAACGAAATCCTGTTGTTCTTTTATTTGACTATACATTGTTGTGCCTTCCTGTTAGGAATCCTAACATCATAGTGCTATCGCTAGGATTATCCCAACGACAAACAGGGTTGATAATGAAGTCCAAAGTATAAGGAGCAGTTGCTCGCCTACACTTTCAACGAAGTATTCTTGTTCATCCTTATACATTTTTCTCCATTTCATGTGGCACGCTATAAACAGCAGACTCATAGGTATCTGTCCAGTTGATAGGAGTCATACCTAAAGCCTTCTGCGTAGCGTGTCTTTCTAATCTGTCCATGCCACCCCAAATCCCAGTGAGATTAAAGTATTGTAAAGCATAATCTTTACACTCCTTCAATGCAGGGCAGGCAGAACAGATGTCGCGAGCAAGCGTAGCCTCAGGAGTGTGACTCCATTTACGACCACGACCTGCTAACTCTTGCGGATGCCACCAATCAGGATTGTAACCCTTGTCAGAGCACAATGCCTCATTGGTGAACATTGGTATGTGATTATCAAACATCCATGTCACCTGCGTTAGGAATCCTAACAAGTGCTAGTTTATCCCAAGCACAGGTTCCACAGTAGTTGCGCTCTGCTAGGTCGTGTGCCTCGACAACTAAGTCGAGGTCACACTTCCAGCATCGCGTATTTTTATAGGTCATGCGTGACCTTCCATTGGTAGTTGTTGAGCAAGTCCTGCATAGTGCTTGGCTCGCACCATGAGTCTTGCATGTTCGGTTGTATCTCCCTGCTTGAGTGCTTGTTCGGCATCATGCAGGAATAGTTCAGCGCGTACACCATAGTAGTACGGAGTAGGCGGTACAGGGATGTGCTTAGGTTGATTACTCACCAGCCCCACGCCCCTTGTGAATCAGCGTTCCACCAGTTGCCACCCTTGCTAGAGTTGCTACCTTGATAGCATAAGCAATCGGTCTTGTAGATTTTACAGCCCCAGCAACTACCACAGGTAGGGCAGAAGTCCATAGCAGTTGGGTCAAGAGGCTCGGCAAGTAACACAGTATCGCACACTTCGCACTCAGCATAGAACTCCTCATCCTCAATGAGTCCCATGTTTCGAGGCGAAACTGAGTGCCATGTGTTGCTGTAAGTAGGCAGGTAGCAGGAGTCGTTAGACCACCACACACCCGAAGCATCTGCCTTGCCTTTGTTCTCGTGAATAAGGTAGCACTGATGCTTAGCGCGTGGGTCTACTGTTAGGATAGCAACCTTAGAACCTGAGGTGAAATCCTCCATTAGATTGAACACTTGGTCGTTATCTAGTGAGGCTACGCCACCAATAGCAGGTAGTAAGTCCTCAGCAAAGATACGAGTATCGCTACGCAAGTCTCCATGCGGTTCGACAATAGGCAGGATGCCATTGTGTGCTAGGTAGGTACGCTCATCATGACCTACCTTGAAAGGGTGACAGTTATCTACTGTCGTTGAGCCATGAGTGGCTAGTCGTGCGTGCCACATAGCGTACCCCTCAGGATACTTTGCACGCATCTCTAAGAAGCGGTTGATAGAAGTGTCTGCGTTCATAGTACGCTCACTATGGATGCGGTTCTCACTAGGTACTACGATAGCGAAACCAAATCCGTGTGGATTGTTGAGCGCAGAGTTTTCTAACTTCTCACGAGACGGAATTACATTGGGTGGAATTACACATAACATACACATTGGCTTACTCTTTTCTGTTAGGAATCCTAACGGTTAGTTTTCATAAGGGGTTGAGTCAGAAGCGAACGATTCGCTCATGATTAGTGCAAGGTTGGGATAAGTCTCAAGGTTCTCTGATACATACGCGGTAAAGCGTAGCCATGAGAGTGCTTGATTCTTGGATGTAACCTTGAGGTTACGAGTGTATTCAACGGATGCAGTAACGAACTCAAGTGCAGACAGCACCCGTTCCTTACGCAGTGAACCCTTGAACACGCGCACTTCTAGCGTGGCATCATTCTCGGTGTTGATAGCCGAGTATCTGCCGTCCGATTGGTTGCCGTACTTGAGTTTGGCTACCAGTTTGCCCTTGTCACCAAAGGTTGCATAGTTATTATTGCTACGCCCAGCGATACGCTCAACCTGTCGTTGGTTGTCGTAGATAAGTTTCATGAATCGTAACTCATGAGACTGCTTACGCAGGATAAGTTGGTCGCGGTCTACCCTGTTCCATGCAGGTACGCCTTCACCGAAAGCGGTACGAGACACATGAACATGAAGCCCACAGGTATCGGTGTTCCATGAACGGAAACCTCCACGCTTTAACTTAGAGATGAACTCCCAGTTAAAGTCAGTTTGATAGGCTTCTAGCGTGTGAGGATGTGTGACTATCTCGAATCCGTCAGAGAGCGAGCCGTCATCCTTCATGTAAGCATGAGAGCCTAGCGTGTCTTGTGCTATCTCAGCACCAGCGTAGCGCGACTCATTACGAGCCTCGACCTCTAACTCAAAGCCGAGATAGTATTGACCTTTGCCAAAGAAGTACGGGCTAGGTCGGTACGAGTAACTATGGATAGAGCCGTTATCCTCGCCCTCTGAACAGTCGTGTCCGTTACCGTCCCAGTATTGCTCGTTACAGTCATCACACTCATAGACATAGTTGTCGTGACAGTTTTGACAGTAGAGCGAGTCATTGAACCATGAACAGTTATCTCGGTGAGTGATGTCGTCACATGAGGGGCAAGCGACATAGTTATGACTTCCACCATTCTCCGTATAGTATTCTGATGCACAGAACTCACAGCGTAGGTCTCCTTCTATCTGAGTGAAACAAGCAAAGCCCGCAGTGCTAATCATGCTACGCCAATCGGTGTAGCGAGTAGTTACATAGACGAAATCGCAATCTACGCAACCGTTGGAGTTGGGAGAGTCGGTAGTGCAGTTACGGTGAACTACTAACTCTGTCTCCCTATCATCTAGGTATGCAGTTACGAACTGCCATAACTGTCTCTCTTGACCTTCCACGACATGCTCAGGACGACCACAAGCCTTGCAGTTTGGAGTCGTATCCATGTTAGGAACCCTAACAGGAGTCTCCTCGAAGCCGTAGCGACTATGACAATCGCTACAACGCTCTGACTGCTCTGCGCCTTCGCCAGAGGATACGAATAGGTGGTTAGGCATGTTGCAACGAGCGCAGATGCCTATACCTGTATAACCGAATGACATGATTACTTACTTGCCTGACGCTTGAGGTCAAGGTAAGCAGCGCGGTACTCCTGAACGGAGCGAGTGAGCCGAGCATTAGCAACGGCTGATGTGATTACGAGTGTTACAGATACTACTAGCGCAATCATGACGGCTAGTAGGTCGAGTGTTGTAAGAAACATTTGGAACCTTTCGAGTAACCCGTTAGGAATCCTAACAGGATAAGCAGACAGAGTTGTTCGCTTATGTCTCAATTATAGATTATCCACAGGTGAGAGTCAAATAGCCCTACCCCTATTATTCGCGGAACGACAACGGCTGGAGCCGTATCCTATCCAACACAAACTACGCAACGGCTAAAGTTGTCTCACGAGCCAATCCAACACAAACTAACCGACACAAACCCAACACAAACAAAAAACTTTTTTCGCGCGCCCTGTGCGCGGACATGCGAAAGCCCGCCCCCGCGATTAAGCGAGGACGGGCTGACTTCGCGCGAGGCTTAGGCGATAGCCTTACCTGCTGGATGGTTCGCAGACTTCGCAACCTTCGCAAGAGATGTGAGACGCTTTGCGACTTTCTCGGCGAGAATAATCTCATCCGCGCTAAGGCTGATGTCCTCGGCTGAGTCGAGACGATTAGAAAAGAACTTCAACGCCATACCGATAGTGACCACACCTGCAATAGTGTCAGGGATGACCAACTCACCAGCCATAACCTCAACGCCCACAGATGCGCCCTTCTTTGGAGCCTTTGCGCGTGTGCTTGGAGCGCGCTTTGCCTTCTTTACTTCCTCGGCTTTGCGTGTTGCTTTCACGAACTCCGCCCATGATGTCGCACGCTTGGCAATCTCGCGCGCACCCTCGGCACCTGCTGAACGCTGGCAAACCGCGACTTCCTTCATGAACTCGGAAACCTCGACACCTTGAGCCCACTTTGAGCCCTGCAAAACTTCACCAGCGAAACCGAAATAATTTGCATACGCTGGACGAATTGCAGAAATCGCGCCCGACTTCTTGCCTTCCTCAAGGGTCGCGTTCAGGTCGCGCGCAGGTTGGTTGGCGTTTTTGATGATGAACGCGCGAATTGCTACCTGCTGACCTTCGACCAAAC